GTCTCCAGATTCTGTAAAGTTAGAAGATTGAATAACACCGCTGTTTCCATTTTTTGTTCCAAGAGTAAGACTTGCAGTAATTGTTGAGTCGAGCAATGCTTCGCCCGTTACCTTGATGTTCTTAGTTACAACATCCTTAGCAATAAGTCTTTTTACGTATTCGATAACATCAGAATTATTTGCCATTATTTCCGTTTCTGCTACACCTAAAATATCTTTCATAGCAGTGGCACGATGCTTTGGAGAAATGTCTTTTACCCACTCGTTTCCATCCCATTTGTAACAGCAACCAGCGAGTAACTTTCCACCTTGCACAACACTTGTAGAAGTTTGATCTGTGCCAGTCCATGTAAAGTAGTCTCCAATAATGACATCTGTTGGAATATTCAGAACATTGTTGATTGCTTCAAAATAACGGCCTCCAACAACAGTTGAGATTGCAAAAGTAGATATAAATTCATTGGAATCTTCAGATAAAAAAGCCGCGCCATAAGGAATGAAAGATGCTTCTTCGTACCTGGTTCCATTTGAATAATAGTATGTATTCTGCTTGAAGATTCCTCCATCAACTATTTCTTCGCTGCTCTGCGTGTCTACTGCTGTCCAAAGAAAATAGTTATTGTTAGCCTGTGGCGGCAAGTTATTTAACGAATTAATATCTCCAAACCACTGCCCATCCTGGCAGTTGAGATAACCATAAAGATTGTTATCTTCATCGCCGTATGTATATTTATATTCATATTTTTGGAAAACAAGCGGAATGTCAAAGTAGCAGTTTTTTACCCTGGACCCCTCGAAAACTGTAAGAATTAGAGTGTGATTTTCTGCCCTTACGGAGAACCCGCTTGGAACCTGTATGCTGCCAAAATCAAAATCTAATTCTTCATTATTCTGAATAACCTTACACTCGATAGTAATACTCTGTTCACGCTGTATGATACCTTCGTCATCAACTGCAAAAACTCCAGTGCCAGGAGTTACATAGATATTAGGAGATTCTATTTGAGTTTGTTCAATCCAGCTGATAATCTCATCTTTGGAATATCCATTCTGAGTGATTTTTACAGGAGGAGACCATTTACTTGTAACAATTGTATCAGTCGAAGTTGTACTTAGGGCCGTTGCGTGAATTTCCCAGCAGGGATTATTATTGGATTCATCTATTTCAGGAATTGATTCCAACCAGCCATTCTTTTGTCCGCTGAGAGTTCCAAGACTGAAATCATAAACCAAGTCTTCAGGTAATAAGGCAGGGCTTTCCGATACTCGTTTATAAAGATGTACTGTATAAGAATTGATTCCATCATTACCATTCAAACCAATTCTTATAGGTACTGCCCATTCATTAGATAAAATATCATCAGATGCGGCCTTGCCGAAAGCAGTTGCGCTTGTAACGTAAACAGGGTTATTTGTAACAGGCTTTGTTAAAGACCAACCATTATTGTCACCCTCCCAGCTTATGCCGTTAGTTGCAAAATTATACCAGCATATACCTGTGATTCCTGTTGAATCAAGAGGAAGCGAGCTTTCTTTATACAGAGTCACAATGTGATTTGAATATAAATTAGCAGCAGTTGCTTGAAGTGTTTCCAATGATTTTTGAAAGAACTCATCATTTGTAACATTTCCTTTATCAACTTCATTTGCAAATTCAGATAATTTATTTACAAAATCAGGCAACACAAAATCCGGATTATCAACACCAAAGATTTCCGGGGCATATTCTACACAGGTCAAGTCTGCAGAAAGACCTTCGCCACACTGGATATCGGTAACTATAAGGTCTATGGTTTCATTACCGGTTATACCAAATGCAAAAAGACAGCTTTCAACACCAGAGGGAATTTGTTCCAAAATTGTGATTTCATTTGATGTGCCTGCAACATTTTGCACATTACACAAAACTGCAGTTCCATCAGACTTACGGATTCTTATTGCATAAGATTTTCCGTTTTCCATCGTTACCTGTTCATCAAGGATAAGTTTCTGTCCGTCTACGGCTTTGATACGCCCCTGTTTCAAGCCGGCAAGGGCAATGTCTCCTGCATATTTAATCCAGTCGCCCTTACGGCACATCAGGTATTCAAAATCACAGGAGAACCTGACGATTGTGAAGCGGTGTTTGCATACTGCATAGTTGTACATTCCAAGCTTGCGGGCCTGCACACTGTCTGTAACGCCCCATAGAGAAACGTTCTGTGAAGTATGAGGTTCAACACCAGATACAGGATTTCCTGAAGAAGTGTTATACACTGGGACTTCGTTTTCTGCATAGCCGTTTGTTTTATCAATTATTCCCATTTTCAATACATCAGGAATATCCGCCAAAGCCATCGTTTCTTTGTAATCATGAGAATTACGTGGCGTAAAAAGCTGAACGAACGAGTTCTTTGCAATATCCTGGATAACTGTTATTTTTCCGTTTATGCGGAGAATTTCTGCACGACAGGTTGAAGCAATGCTTGAAAGTAAACTGTTAATTGTCATGTCATCAGTGATGTAAGCATTGCATTCATAATCGTGGTCCTCACACCAGTCATAAAGAGCTGCAAAACTGTCGAGGTCAATATCTGAGTTTGAAAGCTGCTGTTGTGCAACTTCTCCCTGCATTGCATACATTGCAGCTGAGGCAGGATTACTCGTCAATGCATTTGTCCACTGCTGTGTCTGAGAGTTATATACAGGCATTTCTGACTGTGCTACAAAATTTAACTTCTCTACAATGTTGTTGAGTTTTTCGCTTGCCTTGATTTTAAGTCCAATCAAAGTTACCTGCTGACAGCGTGCAGAACGCACTGGTGAATCATTGTTCGCAGCTCGGATTGAACCGACATACACGGTATCAATTATTTTGGTATCTGTACTGTCTGCCGTAACGCGTGAGATTTTTACTGTATAAGAATCTGCTGTAAGATTTTCTTTTGTAATTGCATAGCGTTTGGTTTTAAGTTCACTTCCTGAAATTGTATTGCTTCCTTTCGAAAAATATCCGAGCAGCTGATACGCAGAATCAGGATCTGTTGACTTTTTATATTCTGCCTTGAGTTCTACTCTTGTGCTTTCGACACCTCCCTTATTATTGTATTTTCCAAGCCCGTTGTAGAAAAAAACATCTACGTTGATTTTAGTGGTTTTAGCAGGAGTTGTTCTTATTACGCTTCCGTCCTGACCATCTTCTGTCTGATGTTTTAGCACGGTATTAAGCTGAATTTCGTGAACGCATTTATCATAAAGCGGTGGCGTACTGTCCCCATAAGAAATTTTCATCTGGATAAGAGGATCTGGATTTTGCTGATCAAGAACCCTTGAAATGTCGCCTGTAGCTGAATAATCTTTAAGCAGAGTTTCGTCAATTTTGAGAGTAGCTGTGTCTATCTGAATGTCTTTTTGAGCAACACAGAAAAGCTGATGAAGCCATATAGCACCATTTGAATCTACCCAGGTATAAGGATTTGCACAGGCATCTGCATAAATACGCCTTTTACCCAGGAGAACAGGAATCTTACCGTATGGTCTCATCTGATTACGGCTGCCACGAATAGCGGGATCCTGTTCAGGTTTTTCATTTTCAGCTAATGAAGGAATTTGCGTATTATATAAGACTACACCTCCAGAAAGCAATCCAATTCCAGCCCCTAAAAGAGCCATTCCAAAGAATGCACCGACTCCAGTCCAGCTGGTAGCTGCGGCAACTATTATACCAATTATGGATAGTACTACGCCGCCAGCTTTCATTCCGTTGCCAAGACTCTGATTATCACCTTCTGGCACAAGCTTCAAATAAACCCGTTGACTTTCTTCTGGTATTCGTTCAAAGTCCGTGACGATTTCATCATCAATCATTACACGCCAGCCTGTGTTTACGGCATGAAGTACATCAATTTTTTTTATAATTTCGTTGATTGTAATTCCTGAATCAAAGGTAAATTCAGTTCTTTCCTGCGAGAACGGATTGAGACATGCTGTAACCTGAATTGACACGATACCACCCCTCGACACATCCGGCGAGCTGCGGGCTTGAAAGTCTTTCGCATACTGCCCCTAAATTGTGTCTTGAGTGAATTATATAACCGTCGCCAGCATATAAGCCTACGTGGCAAAGCCTGCCTTTCATCTTCATAAGGGCTACAGCCTTTTCTTCTGGCTGTTCTATTTTGTCGGTACAAAGAATTGATATGTTCTGCGTGAAAAGCGCTTTTGTTTCCTGGATGCAGAGGGCATTTGTGTAGTCGCCGATTAACAGAGGAAGCTCTGTATTGTATTCGTTGCATAAGATGAGTCTGACCAGTCCGTAGCAGTCGCAACCGCTCTGGTCACGACCGCCGGATACAAAAGGAATACCGACATATTTGGAACACCATTCATACATCGTATGCACCTTGCCTTAAAAGAACAGCCATGGAAAATCGTTAGGATTATAAGTCAAAGCTGTAAACTTTCTGTCATGCATATATGAATCATAAAGTTCTCCAGTAATGGAACTTACATCTGCATTGATGTTTCTGAGGATAAAAGTCAAAGGCCCTTCAATGTAGTTATCAGGTTCACTTGCCATAATTACAGCTGCAGTACAGGTAATATCTTTATTTTCATTTCTAGTCTGAATTACAGCAGATTTGATGGCGCGGTAAATTGAAATATACGTATTGTCTATCTGCAGACGGCATGACTTGTTTCCGTCGCTCGACTGATCCGGCAGAATTACACTAAATGAACAAGGAATGTAAGTATGTCCATTTGAAGTAATTTCCTGATTATTGTCTACAACTCGAAGAATAGATTCTCCATCATATTTAACATCAAGAATGTTCAAAAGAACTTCTTCTGTTTCCGGAGCTGTCATAGCTTCTCTTGCAGCAGACGTAAGTTGTGTATTAGGCATTCATCTTCTCCAGTTTGATTGTTATTATCCAAAGACCGTCATTAGACTCTTCTGTGTAATCTTCCAAAAATCGGAATTCAGCTGTTCGTAAAGTTTGCGGGTCT